CTTCTGTATCACCAAACAATGCAGATAATTCAGCAAGACGTTCAGCAGCTTTAGCTTCTTGTTTTTCTTTTTGGATAGCTTCTAAAGCAGCTTTTAGTTCAGCTTTTTCCGCTTGTTCTTTTACGAGCTTAGCTTCACTAGCGGCTTGAAACTCTGCCATTTGTGCTGCCATCTCTTCTTTTAGGGAAGCAAGCTGAGCTTGAACATCCACTTGTGTATCAGACATTGCTGTCTCCTTTCGGGGGGTGGGTTTAAATAAACTTTTAATAGGGTTTGTCATATTCAATTTACTTCCAGAAGTTAAAGTTGGGAGGTAGTCTTTAAACTCCTCTAAAGTCATGATCTTATCTACAAGACCGTTACTTAAGCCTTCTTTTGCGGAGTAGGTTTTAGCTCCAAGAGATTGCACAGTAGAAGGTTCAATACCCCGCCACATACCTACGTGGTTTTTAAAGTCTTCATACATCACATCAGAAGAAGCTTTAACCTCATCTTTAAACTCTTGGGTAAATTTACCATTCTCATCAACAGGTGATTTACCTTCCCCAGAAGTAATGTAGAGTTCTTCGACTCCCATTTCTTTCATCATAGGGCTTGTATTTACCAGTCGAGTAAGAACACCTATACTTCCAACTTTAGCAGTAGGGTTTGCAATAACCTCGTGAGCTACGGCGGAGTAGGCGTAAGAAGCGCTTTGGCTACTATTCGATACATAGGAGACAAGTTTGACATTATTTTCGTCTGCCAGATTACGTATATAATTAGCAGATTCAAAGGTCATATGCGCAACGCCACCACCGCTTGCTTGATCGAGGACGATTGTTTTTGCACCCAGTTCAATTAGTTGGGCAACTTCTTCTCTGATACCTTGGTGAGAGGTACTGTACTTGGAACTTTCTACAATACCCCCTACAATATCTACAATACCTAAGTTAGATTCAGGAATATAGGTTGGATATCTCAACTCTGGCTGAATGGCTGCCGTGACAGCCAATTCTTGCTCTCCCAACTCTTTCTTGAAGCTATCTAAGTATTCAACAGCTAGAAGTAGGGGAGTGTTACAGAGTGTGTAATCAACTTCAACTGATTCACTCATTCATTATTCTCTTATTTATTGAAAGCATTGGTTGCTGATCCATTACTACCATTAGGGGAGGTACTGGTGCCATCACCTGTAGTCTTGAATCCTTCAGCAGCTTTAGTTTGATTACCAGATAATTGTTCCCTAACTTTCTCTACGGGCGTATCTTCTGGAAGTCTGTCAGGTAATCCCATTTCTTTCTGCATATGATTTATATTTTTAGCAGATAGGATAACACCACCAGCAGCAAGCATTTGATAGTAACCTTTAGTCTTCTGATCGAAGGTAAGCTCAGTAAGTGTTTCAAAATCAAAGTAAGGATATACTTCTGTTTCCCATCCATTCCATTCAAATATCAACGGAATTAGTTGGTGATTAAGAACATCTTTAATCTCAGATAGACGGGCTTCAATCACTTTATTCTGAATGGCAATTAACGATTCAGATAAGGCAAAACTGCCACCACCTTCTTGACCAGCTACTAATGAGTTGGCATATAAAGCTGTGATGATTTCATTCTTATACCGAGCTATCACCTTACCAATATCATAAGCTTTAGAGCCTGTGACAGAAACAACTTCAAACTTGAAGTATTGCTCCCCACGATCATCTAATACTTGAGGAAGGATAATCCCAGACTCTTTGCCGATATGCACATTCTGCATAATCTTCTGATATTCTTGGAATACAGCCTTGTCTTCAGCGGAAGCACTCTCACTCATGTACTGTGGAGGTATGTACAGAACTTTAAGCCCATGTACATCTGTTGCTATTCCTGATGCTTCTGATTGCTCGTAAGCCTTCAGATACTTCCATGAAGTAAACACAGAGTTAAGTGGGCTAGTGCCAAGGGGTGAATCTTTAAGAGGGGAATTACGGAATACTAACAACCATTCTTTAGGAAGAAGGACATCACCTTGCTCGTTATAGCGAGTATTCTTCTTTAATGAATATTGCCCACGATTGGTTATGTTATTTCTGTATTGCCAGAAGCCTTCAAATGTTCTACCATCTTCAGAGTATTGAACTCCTGTGATAGTATCTTGTGAACGTAAAGCTAACTTACCAATACCCCAGAAACCATCATTGTATTTACTTCCTTTCTTCTTAAGTCTCTTACGGGGGACTATTTCAAAAGGAGCAAATCCGAAAGGAACAAATGAGGAAGCATTCTGAGCAAAGCTGAACCAAGAATGATCCATATCATGTCGCATAGATTCTAGTTTATCTACATACCACTTCAGAGGTTCTTCGTACCCAGCAGGAGCTTTAATGCTCCATTTAGCACTAGCCATCTTAGTCATTACAGCATCAACTGATACAGCAACTGTGGCATCTTTAAGCATTTGTTTGTAAGTGAATATACACTGCGGCCATCTTAACGCTGGATCACATTCTTCGTGTATTACACCAGATGTTACTTTTAATCCGTTATACCCAATAGGTTTTACAACAATATTAGGAATCTTAGAACTGTCTGTAGGAGGATCACCCACAGTAAGTATATCAGCCAAGGAAGTCTCCTAAGTTAGCGTATTGAGAGTAAAGGGTTATTGTTTGTTGTTTGTGTGGCTTTAACGCCATGTAGGAAGGAGTTACCTATACTTATTTTAGAAGCAAGATAGAGATAAGCTAAAGAGCAACAATCGACCATGTCATCATGTCCACTTTCCCCTGAACGTCTAAGTCCGTTGAATGCTTCTAATTCTTTATAGAAGAAGTCATTATCACCTTCTATCTTATTCCACAAGTCTGTCGCGCAGTGTTTCACTACATGAATAAAGCCTATTTCAGCAGTTGCAGCGAAAGGTCTGAATGCTTCTAGTTTACCCATTGTTGAAGCTTTGGTAACACAAGGAAAACCTTGTTGCGTTATCCTGTTAGCCATTTGTTTAGCGTTATCTTTTGCTAATACACCAACGTCCTGTGGTAAAACTATTGTACACTTTGAACCATCTCTAGCCGCATTAGCCAGAATATGAGGTTCCCATTTACCAGCAGTGATTCGGGTACGCTCCACTTCAAGAATTACAAATTCGCCTGTTTTCATCTTAGCCATCTTCACAGAGGCAAAGTAGTCAGGGGAGCGATTTGTGTCATGTGGGAGTGTTGAAGCGAAGTCATAAGCTCTTACTAACTTAACCACATCTTGCATGTTTGGTAAGTTATCTAATTCAACAATAGTTTCACGATTAAAATAAGTAGAGTTCTGAGGTCTGGCAAACCAATTCCCATAAAGAAGACGCTCTTTTTCTATTCGGGGGAGGGCTTCTAAGTTACTTTTGTATAAGGGGTTGGAAATTTGAATTGGAGGATTGTCATCAATCGTACCAAATAAGCCTTGAAAGCTGATAGGCTTTTTATCGTAACCATATCTTTCTTGAAGTTCCTCGGCTGTGTCTCCCCAAACCAGATCACCGTTAATACGCAAGAGGTATCGGATTTTCCCGTTCCTAGCTGGATCAGGACGACCCGCTAAAGGATGACCTTCTGGGTGTAAGTACCAAAGTGCGTACTTTAAAACCCACGAGTCAATGTCTGGGTTACATGACCACCACATGGAGGGGTTATTCTTTGCATCAGAACGTAAACGTGACCACAACCACCATAGTTGTTCTTCATTGTCTGCGTGGGTTACTTCATCGTAGAATATGTTTGAAATCTGAATCAATGTTCTTCAACGTGGCTCGTTACGCCACATCCGCAATTAAGCTGCTCTATGTTTCCATAGAAGTTGAGACTATATCTTAACCTCGTAAGGTTCTTGGTGTTTCGGGTCACTTGACCCTACTGGGAGTTTCACCCATAGTCGTTACACGTTCCTATTTCTAGGCTTCGCTCGGTATTGTCTTTAACTTAATAGTAAGAGTTTCACCGAATTAACCAAGTTACGGTGTAATGTCACCACTACACTAGGCAATCAATTTACCTTGGTATTTTTTGGCAGCACTGTCGTTCTCATAATGAGAGAAGCTGACTTCAGCGCCAGAAGAGAATACTAACTTCTGGTCTTTCAATTTAACTTTTAAGTTTGGATCGTATTTCTGGTAGAGATTCTTTGCTTCGTGAAATAGTCCACCACTTGACATGATGGCGCTAGAGTTCTTACGAATACAGTAACCACGATAATTTGGATCTTCAACCCAACGTAAGTGGCGCATAGCACCTACATACGTCTTCGAACTCGCAGCCGCGCCCCCCACCAAAATGATTTGCGCATCACTGGTGAGGTAGCGGTATTGAAAGGGGCTTGCTGGAGCAATAACACTTTCATCTGTCATTGTTTTACAACTCCGTAATATTTCAATTCAGCGGCAGACCTTGCAGCAACAGCTTCATCAAAACTTACATTATTTATTAACTTTATGTGATCTTTATAGTAAGTTATACTTGCCCAAAAAGTTCCATTATCATTTTGATAGACGCCAGTTCTACCAGATTTATTATTTGATCTTCGTCTTGTATTATACGATTGTATAGTTCCATCAGCCCAACGGCAATTTTCTGGGGTGTACCCAAGAAGAACGTCTATCCTATCTAAACTCTTACCTTCTGGACGTTCGCCCATATCTTCTAGGAAGTTCTCAAAAGAGTTAAACCAACGATCACAAATAGTGATACCTAAATCTTGATAATACTCTTTCTCAGCATAAGAATCTAAAGTGCAACGCTCCTTCATCTTCGTCCAGCTTTTGTATGTAGGAGTGCCACCATAGCCGTGTGTAGTTCTTTGTGCAGAAATTATCTCACTTCTGTAACAACCACAACTAGCTGTATCTGTCAGTCCTGATCTTGCTTTTGTACAAGTTTTTCCACAGGAGCATTCACAAAGCCAGTAAGAATTTTTAACACCGTCTTTGCTAATTTTCCAACGACTAAAACTTTTAACTGTTAGCCTGCCGTAAATACGGCCATTCAATTTCTCAGGTATCCAAGTACCATCTGAGACAGATTGTTTGTGAGCTGCGAGAGCTTCCTCCCTAACGCAACCACAACTTAACGTGTGACCTGTTGATAGGTTAGCACCTTGCACTATTGTTTCGTTGCCACACTCACATAAACACAACCACTTGGTTTTCTTTTGACCGGAAGGTTGTATGTGCCAATCGTGGAACTTGATAACTGTCAATCTACCAAACACTTGTCCTGTAAAATCTTTCATAACTGTTTATCTCTGATTAGATATAATTAGGCGGGGCTATTCAAATGAATCAGCAAATGAAAGACCTTGCAAAGTCTTGTCACCCCATAAATGCCACCACGCCCACACTAACCTTGGCTGGTGATCCTCTATTCTACAAAACTAGAATCTTCTCCTCTAGGCAGACTAATCTGCTTTATTCATCAATATCTTCTTCGTCATACTCATATTCATCCTCGTCTTCTGGGATGTCATCAGTAATCTTTCTTTGCTTATCCCACTCAGGATTGTAAGCTAGGGATAACTTTGGTGTACCATCTTCATTGGCCTTAGCCTTTAAAGCAGCAGAGCTATTATCCCCATACCCACCAGCGTTAGCTTCGGCTTCAGCCTTCTTAGCTGCCAATCTACGCAGCTTTAATTCATGTGCATGTTTCTCAGTAATCATAGACTGCGATACTATCCACTTTGAGGCATCATATCTGTTCTTATCTATATCACCAGTACCTTCTACAACATTACGAATGTTGTCTAAAGCCGCAGGGAGGAGTTCTTTAAGCTTTCCAGCTAAGTTCTTCTGCTTACCTACTGTGCCAGCAGCCCTACGCTTCTCATTATATTCTTGCAAGGCTTTCTTCTGTTTGATGGCTTGTTCTTCATTAATCAAGGGGCTAGGACACATATCATCAATACTCGTTAATTTGGTAATTACATAACGCTTCATAAACACGAGAGTCAACCATTCCTAGATATTGTGCAGCAACACACTTTATTATCCTCTCTTTTTCAAACTTATAGGCAAGAAACGCTTCTTCTTGTGTATCGAAGTATCCAAGCCCCTTCTGATGACTTAGAACACTAGCGGAGTTTACTTGACTCTTGTATTTACCCTGCCTCTTACAGAAATAAACACCAAGTGGTAGGTCTTTCGCTGTTATTTTTGGCTTAAGTAAAAGTGTGTTTACCCTTGCTGGTACGAAAACACAGTAATCTTCCGAATATAATTTTCCCGTACCTAATATATCTTTATCCAAATGATAACCTTCATTATTAAAACCTATCTGATTCTGACACCATTCTGCAAAATACTGAAAGTTTTTAAAATTATCAGAGGCTTGGCAACCAACATAAGTTGGTTCCCTCATATGGCACTTATGTGAGTAGCACCTTTCCATAATCCCCTGCCACAAGCGGTACTCTTTGGTCTTTCTACGGACACCGTCCACTTTTTCAATTGCAACGTACTTACCTTTCTCGTAAAAGCCTTGCCCAAACACCAACTTTCGCATTACTAACCACCCTTTAATTTAATATAGGATGGCACCCAGCCTACATTGCCGCTTCGCAACAATTCCGTAGGACTTACGGTTTACCAAATTCGTTTACTTACTCGCAAAGAGGCACTAACTTGCCTCCAATATACTTATCAATTCTTTAACTCTATTATGCTTATTGTCAGAGTCTTCTATAACACCCACCATATCCGACACATATTCCTCAGATAAACCCTTCATAGAAGATAGTTCAGCTAGGTATTCGATATGAGCTAGGTAGGTATCTTCATACCTGTCAATCAAGGATTTAGGCATATTATTGTTATCTTAATGGATACAGGATTACCCTTTAATGGGCATATTTGAGGATAATGGGTATTATTATATCTGTTATTAATTGGCGGAAGGATAGCAGAATCGAACTCTTGGCCGTTAGGCTCCACTTGTTTTCAAGACAAGGCTTGTATCCCAGACAAGATAACCTTCCATATTTGGCAGAGAGCATCTTACTCGAAAAGAACACCTTAACGATGCAGACTGCTTAGCAGGCAGCTTCAGGAACCCTCCTGATTTACTCTCTATTGAATTCATGCTACTTCACTATCGCAGAAGTGCGAACATCGACATAAT